TTTATTGCTTTTGACGAATCCAAAAAAACTCCAGATAGTGCAACCATGATTACTTGGGTAAAAGATGCACTTGGAACGGATGCTGTTACTGCTATCGAAGCAGGGCTTAAAGCAGAAATTGATCTAATAAATACACCAGTACAGGCTACGGGCGTTGCGTTCTAAAAATTGGAAATAAATTTACCTGATTTACCAGATACTAATAATATATTAATACCACCTAGAACAATTTTTTATCTCCCAGTGGCAGAGATTCCATATCTAGATCCAATTCTGTTACCGAGTCTGGAACAAG